TCATAGTTTTTTAACACGCTGTGCAATAATAATCTTCAAACCTTCACAATCACCGTTTGTCATAGTTCCATTATCGAATTTCTCCAACCAAAACTTATCAATCAATCCTTTATCGACTGCCTGTTTTATATAATCACGTAATGCAGCCTTAGTTGTTGAGTTTGTAAATTTCATCATGTCATCATTCTCTACTATTTGTTTGTTCTGATTCATTTGGCTTCATAGCTCCCTAAATGCTTTCCAAGAAGCTATTCCAACGATTTCTGCAAATATAAGATGCGGATTTATTACGAAAAACCCTAGATGCATTAGAAATCGAACATATCTCCATCCATGGTTTACGACATATACATGCCAGTGTCTTAATCCATTAAGGTGCTAACATTCATTCTGTCTCTAAACGATTAGGACATTCAGATATTCAAACAACACTTGATAACTATTCGCACGTATTAAAAGAAATGAAAGAACGAGATGAAGCAATAGCGATTAACGTTTATTCATCTTAATTTCTTTGTTCACCATGTTTACATTTTGTTTACCTAATTTAAATTTTATATGTTATTCTATGCGATTTTCAAAATACCAATAAAAACAAAAAAACGCTCAAAACCCAGTATTGATAAGGTTTCAAGCGCTTTTCATTTCGGTTAAAAATCAACCATTAATTTGTAATTGACGTCCCAGGAGGAAGTATCCTATACTCCCGAAACGTTAGTATGACTGACTTTATATAAACTATTGTGTAGAAAATGTGTAGAAAATAATGCATAAGCTTTTTTAGTTAATTAGGTAACTCACCCATAATTATGCCCTCGGAGGGCATAGTAAAAGTGCATAATATCAACGTTTTATAGGGTTATTGTGTAGCATTTGTGTTGCGACAATTAATCCTTGTTTTTTTGCACTTAAATTACTTCTCTTACTCTACTAGGAATCGCATTCTTTATCAATAGGAAATTATCCATTTTGAAATAACAGATAATTAGCTTAATAGAGTATATACTTATTAATAGAAACTAGATAAGTTGTATGATTTTTATATGTACATTTCTCCCATAATTTCCTACAATAGAATTATTGAGGGAGGATTTTAAACTATGAAAAAAATTTTTTATATTGGTGTTTTGTCAGCACTTTTACTAACTGCATGTGGAGAAGAAACTGCTCCTAAAGAGAATACTTCAACTACTGAACAAACTGATACCAACACTAAACAAGCTGATACAAATACTGAGGTGTTTAATTGGCAGGAGGAAATCTCAAAATTAGCTTCAAATTCTGACACTGCTGCTGATAAATTTTATGCACTTGAAAAAATGTTAATGGAATATACTGCAACTGACTCAGAGGTTAAAGAATTTTCAACGTATATTGTTGATGACTATAAATCTGGTAACTACCTAAGTGAAATCGATAATCATAAACGTATGTTAACTAATATTTTTAAATCTTATTATGTTGAGAAAGATAGTGAAGGAGCAATAAAAGATTTCGCTTTTGATTACCTCCAAAACATGAAATATACATATCGTGGTGTCGATACTGTAGATAGTGAAGCTGTAAAATCTAATGAAGATCAAATGAATGAAGCTCTTAAACAAATTCAATAATTATCTCAAACACAAGCTACTCAAATCAAAGGAGTAGCTTTTTATGTGTACTATTTACAGCATTTTCTATAGAATGAATTTACAAATATCTGTAAGGGGTGCATGACATGGACACTATCGCTGAAACTATTATTCGCTGGATTTGGTAAAAAGAAAGCAATGGCTAAACAAATTCAAATGTTCGATGATCGCTTAACGGATCAAGGTGAAACTTTACTCGCTGTATGTGCATCCATAAAAGGCATCAAACAGCTTTATGTTACTGACAAACGTATTTTATTACACGAAATCAAAGGCATTGTTTCAAACGATGAAAGAAGCATTCCTTTAGCTTCAATTAGCAGTATCAACATTTCTAATAAGCTCGTTTACTCAACAATTGAGATCGTATCTACTGGAAACAAAGCAATCATTGATGATGTGCCAGCGCATATAGCACTTGAAATTAAGAGTGGGATTGAGAACCTTAAAGCAATGGCTAAAACGTCAACTGCACCTACAGGTAAACAGGAAAAGGACATGTTTGATGTAGCTGATGAAATTCGAGAATTGAAGGAACTATTAGAGGACGAATTAATAACTCAGGAAGAATTTGACGCGAAGAAAAAGCAATTGTTAGGGATATAAAACACGATCAAAAATATAAAATTTTGTTTTTTGGCAAAAGGAGAAAGGAATATTCTATGAATAAAATTAACATAAAACCTATGAGAAAAGATTTGAAGAAAAAATTAAAGGTTATTAAACAAAATGCAGAAAAAATACAAGAATATATTATAGATGGAGAAAAAGAACTCGATAAAGAGTATTTACTTCCTGACTTTACAAAAATGGAAATTGGTGATTATTTCAAATTTAGAATAAATCAATTATTGGCATCCTTAATTATTGAGACAATGTCCACAATCGAAGGTGCACTAAAAATAATTTACCAAATATTGAACACTAGTGATAATATACAAGAATTACATAATGTAAATGTAACGAAAATTATTTCAAAGTTCAAAAGAGAGACTTCGGTCAAAATGGACCAATCAGATTTTCGTTTATTAAACACTTTTATTGAAAAAAGAAACATTCTAGTTCATGAACAATTTAATATTGCAGCAATCGAAAATAATGAAAGCAATCAATATAATTATGTAATAAGTTACATAAATTCAAGTTCTAGAATTATTAATCAATATTTGAAGGACATTGAGCAACACTTGAAAAAGAAAGGAAAAAGAAAAAAGTAACGCATAAATATTAGTTATTTGCCAATTAATAATGACCAGGTACTCATATGAGCGCCTGGTCATTGCTTTTACTTAGTTTTTCGATTTGTATATGCCATGGCATAACTTATAAGTTCTTTGTCGGTATACTTATCTACATTTTCATGTTTGCTAGAAAATAACTTTTCTTCTACACCTCGCTTAATCATTTCTTTACATGAAGCACGACCAGTTTCATTTAATAATTCTTGTGCCAACTCATTTCCCTCCTTTTGTCCTGATTCTTTTGGTTTCATAGCTTCCTCTATACGTTTCAAGAAGCTATTCCAGCGGTCTTCTGCCAAAATGCGGTGAGGGCAATATTTCCCTGACCAATCCTGGTGTTTCTTCACTCGCTCAATACCCCATCCAAACTGTTTTAAAAGCTTTGCAATGTATTGAACAGCGTTTTCCTCTGCAACGCCATAACGCACACCACCACTTTTGCTATAGCAAATCTCTACTCCAATAGATAGGCGATTACCTTTCTTTAAAGCGTTAGGATCTTTGTCGCCACCACCATCACCCGTATGCCAAGCTGAGCGATTAAAAGGTATTGCCTGAATAACCTCTTTATCATCTACTGCAACGTGATAAGAGACCTGATTGTTATTGCCAAGCATGTAGGCAATTTCATTAGCTGCAGGCGCATCATTGGCTGTATTGTGTACTGTAATAAATTGTGGTGCCATGGTATATGGAGCCTTTAATGAATACTTATTTGAAGGTAAAAGAGTTTGTTGGAATATGTAGCTCATTTAACCTCACCCTCTCCTGTTTTATCCTTAACGATTGCTAAAATATTTTTTACAAAGTCAGGCATTGGCAAGCCCATTTTAGTACCGTTTTCCGTGATTGAAATAAATTCTAGTACACAAAATGCAATGGCTGCCCCATCCCCTGCGTACTCGATACCAGGGATCACAACGGACAATAAATAAACTGATCCAACTAACATTAGATAATAGATTTTCCGTATGATGCCGTTAAAGCCTGTACGACTATTTAAGTTTTGATTAACAACTCCACTCATGATGCCAGTTGCATAGTCAATAGCCATGAAACCGATAAGAACGGTAACGGCCATTCCCAGACCATCCACTGAATATGAAACGATTGTGCCTATGGTTCCACTTACTAGAGCAATCCATTTTTCCATTTGAACACTTCCCTCTTTGCATAATAAAAAGGACACGCCTTATGACGTATCCTTTAATTCCCCAAACTTTTATGGAATATAAAAAGCACCCTCATTTGAGAATGCTCATTTTTTATTAAAACTCCATACCACTTTTTTCTGAATTTGTGGCAAAATACGTTACTTCCTTGTTTTTAACATTACTTTCTCGTATTTTGTGATAGCTTCAAGGATAGCACCATTTTCGCTATAGTCATCTAAATTAATGCCTGAATCCTCAGCCCATTTTGAAAATAACTTTTCTTTAAAACCACTTTCTTCATAAGAACTAATAATAGAAAGCAAATCGGAAATATGATTTCCAACAGGATATCCTAGATGATAAGTAATTCTTGTTTCGTCCCCACTTTCATCGTATGAATATTTTGTTGTATCAATCAATTTCCAACCGTCTTTTAAATAGCTATTTACATCTCTTTCTGTAGCAGCTGCAATTTTAATATAATCCATACTTAACTCCCTACCTTTCATCTACTACAATTTCGACAAAAGGTAATGTTTTCCTTCTTTATTAGACATAAAAAATAACGCTAAGTCTATGCTTGCGTTTGCTGTGTATCCATATCTGTTAATAGCTGAGTATATTCTTCATCCGCCAGTTGATTATTGGCGTAGAAGACATTTACTTTCTTTAGCATATCATCATAGCTGTAACGGTTGCGATCAATTAAAAATTTACATAAGTCATATACCTTCATTATAATTTTCCTCCCTGGATGCCCATTTCATTCATGGCAATTAAGTATTCTGTATTGATAAGCGTTTGTGCCTGCATTTCTTCAACGGTTGGCGGTGACTCAATTGGCGTTGGTTCGGGTATAACTGGCGCTTTAAATTCGCCTGTTTCGCTGTTGTAGTCCCAACCTTCCTGAATATCGTCTCGGCCTGTAATCTCTATAAAATTCTCCTGATTAGGATAAGGAGGCAGTTTTTCAGCTTCAAAAATCCAATGTGCTTTAGTGTTTTGAATTTGTACGAATTTCTTCACTCTCTATCACTCCTTAATACTCTATAATGACAATGCCATCGCCACCATTGGCAGATGTTTTTCTCGTAACACCGCCTGACCCTGCGCCATAACCAATAGTATTTTGGGTTATAGAATTAGCATCACCGCCATTACCAAATCCAGCACCACCACCTAGAGCGTACAAGACATTTCCAGCAGAATCATTATTTGAAATTCTAAGCATTACTCCTCCTATGCCATAAGGAGTATTAACGAGATCTGTAACAAATGCGTCCAATGCATACATATTAACACTCGATGGTATGGTTCCAGGATTACAAATCGGATTATTGCCGAAAGCCTTAGCGAATCCATCAGGATACGCTCTCAATGGTGCACCTCCTGAACCTCCATTACAAACAATGCCAAAAGCTGAAGAAGCTCCCCCAGCTTTTCCTGTTACTTGTTGTCCATTAGTGGTACCTGTTACACCTTCTCCCCCCTTACCAACAATAATCGTATACTGAGTATTTGGTACAACTTTCACTGGCTTACCTGCTACATATGCGCCTCCCCAACCACCCCAAGGGTAGGAAATAACCTCATATCCAACTGCAGCGCCACTACCTCCACCCCCAAACATTGTTAATCTAATTACCTTCACACCTTCTGGACATGTCCATGTATAAGTGCCAGGTGTATTAAATAGATCGATGTTTCTTTTTAAATCACCGTTTTGTATTTTTTGCAAGACAGTATCTTGTTTTACATTCAAGCTATCTACACCTGTTTTAGTGGTATCTGTAGTAGTTTTGATTGTATCTACTATATTTTTTATTGCATCTTGTGTTAGTTTATCAGGAAAATATGTCTTTTCAATTTCTGTCATCTACTCTACCTCCTGTTGAACGATATAAAAGCCACCTGCATCTACACCAAATCCTAAACGATATTTTTTGTTATTATCGCTATTGGTATAAACATGTGGCATTGGATTAATAACATGGCTTTCAATCTCCTGCTTAACGTTAATCACTTCATTCTTTACCTCGTTAATGGCACCGCCAATTGTTTTATCCTCTGTTTCTAAATCAGGAATCGATGCTGTACCTTTTTGCAAATCACTTACTGCAGCATCCAAAACATCCATATTTTCATTAATATCTGAGATCAAAATGTTGTCTGTTAGCCCTGGTTTCTTTAGATTCAAATTTGGTGTATGTTCCATTAGCTCACCTCATTCCATATTCGTATATCATCCCATGTCATATGAGTTGCACTTCCCCAGGTACGATTTTTCACAAAGTCCCAAACATTGAAGGTGTACGCATAGCCAAACTCTAAATGAGCTGGCACAATAATATCTATCGCTTGCATAAGGCCACTCAGATTATCAGGAATGCCCTTTGTTCCAATGAATTTGATTTCGTATATGCCTGGCGTACTTGTTGTATTTATTTCTACTTCGCCATTGCTATATGCAGCTGCTACAGCCTTTATAGTTTCTTCGGTTGTTTGGTCAAAGCTTGCGCGATTTCGTGATGATATTTGCTCTCTGCGTTGGTCATAGCGTAATGTGCTATTTGGTTTAATGCCAAGATCACGTTCATAAATAGGCAATGCTTCTATAGCTGTATCGATAAAAATATTACGGTTCACAATTTCTAACTGTTGCTCTGTATTTCTTAGCTCCCGATCATCAGTCGTGAGGATCGTTCTAAAGACGTTTGATTTACGCTCATACAACGGCAAATACTTCATCATGTCGGATAGATAATCTTTTGTAGAAACAACTATACTTGTAATCATTTCAGCTCTTGTCTGCATGATAATAGGTGATTGAACGACCTTTACCCCTTGCGATAGCTGCTCAGTAATCACCTCGTTTGTTGCACCTGTTGAAGCAATGGGAACACCTTGCCCCTGCAGTTCTGTTTCAGTAATCATTAACGCAAGTCGAAAACATTCCCATTGGTGCGCTGATAGCTCACCCCAGGTAAAGACAGATACTTGCCCCCACTCAGACTGCGGTATTGCATGCATTTGTCCTCACCTACCTTAAACGGACAATTAAATAGTTTTCAGGGATCTTGTATTGGCTGGATACATCGATGTTTTTTGTGAATTCTGCTTGCGACTTAAATAGCAAATTGCCACTTGTTTTTGCATCAAGAATCCCAATGTGCGTAATATCTCCCCATGTCTCTGCAGCAATAGGAAACAAAATATCAGCGCTGTTCGATGTTTGGCCATCTGTTGGCGCTGTGAAACCTGCAGGTTGTCGTGAGTAGCTTGCTGCATTTACTTCAACGTCACCATTGAACAAGGCAACAAAAACTGGCGTTGTCCTTAAATTGTCCGTCAGAACTTTATTTTTCAAATAGACTGTCATGTGATTCATTCGTTAACACCTCCCATTACTGGCACCCCATCTTCAGGAATAACCACATTAGCAGTTGATCCATTAATTAATAGATCCTGATAATCTAAAACACCCTCACTATCGATAACTTCGCTGCCTGTTTTTGCATAGCTTACATAGGATACTTTAAAAGCAATTTCTTTTAGATATTCAATCATATTTTCCTTTATATACTTCTTAACAATTGGTTCGGTGTATCCGTCCACTAAACTTAAAGTAGCTGAAATATTTATTGGTACTCCGATGGCGGCCATAACACTTAAATCTTCAACTCCAAAAGGCATTTGCTCTGATATATGGTCATGTACTTTTTGCACTAATTCGGCACTAGCAGGTAATTTGTTCGCATCGATCACGACTACTTTCATTGATAATGGGCCGTTGTAGCGAGGGAATATCTTTGCATCACCAACACCTGTTACTTCTAACGCCCATTCTCGATAATGATATTTGTTGCCTGCTTTGCCCGGACGCTGCAGCTTATCATAATAGCGCTCGCGTAAATCATGATCTGTTTCTTCCTCGTAGCCATCTACGACAGGATAAGGATTGTACACGTTCACAAGGCCATTGATAGATGCAGGGAAATTTACGATTGTGTTAGCTGGCACGTTTCCTATTGGACCGAACTCATTACATTGCACACGAACATGAGCGAACCCACTTTCATTAAGAACAGCTTCTTCGATGACTGTGTATAATATTGATTCTGTGCCAACTAATTCACCAACTTTAACAAGTGTGCCAGCTGTACCCGAAACAATGACGGTTGTTGTCGCTATTGTAGCAGGTTTACGGCTAACACCTGTCCGCTGATAAACTGTTCTTGTTAACTCGTCACCTGTTAATTTTTCAACGTCTAACTTTTCCTGTACTGCAGCAATTTTTTCTTGTTGTTTTGCAAATTCTACGGCCACTGGCTTTGTAATGTCATAAACAAAATTACCTTTTGACTTGTCGTAATCATCGCTTATATTGGTAATCATCCGATCATGAATAATCTTTTCATCTTCCATCTACGTTGCCACCTTCTTTATTGGCTCGTCCATTTCGAATGCTCCCTCTACTGTGACGACTCTGAATTTTATTCGCATCCACTTTCCGTCATGGCTGAACTGCCATTCCTGAATTTCTTGAATGTGTGTATGTTCCATCAAGGATGCTGAGACTTCTCGTTTTATTTCTGCTTCAATAAAGGCGCGAGGCAAGCTAGAACCTATCAAATCCTCCAACGTCACCCCATAAGGAATGTCTTTGTAAATGCGGAATCGAAAGCGCTCAGTTTTAAGTACTTTTAAGATCCATTGTTTTAAGGTTTCGAGACCATGTGTCTCAACCATTTTTCCATTTCTAAATACAAAATCACCTTTATCAAAGTCATACAAAAAAGACTTACCTAGTGGCGGCAAGTCCGTTTTAACTTCCTGTGTATCAAATTCTAGTTGCGCGATCTTTGGTAACATTATTCAAACCTCACCGCCTTACCTACGACAAAATAAAGTTGTTCATCTGCAGTAGGTAACAAAATCACTTCGTCATTTTCTTTAAGCGTGTCCTTTGTTGTGGATTTCACTTCTTTAGCTTCAAACTTTTGAAATGGGCTATCAGTAAATCGAATTTCACCCTCTAGCTCAATTTCACGTTCATAATCTTCGAGAACATGAGCAGCGAAAACCAATTGGCTATTAGTTAGTATGACTGTATCATTTAATCGTATTTGAGCATTAGGCGGTGGAGAAATAACAATACCTGTAGACATTGAAACTTGCTTAGGATTTTTGTTTTCATGAAACATTTTTGCTAGATTTGTTATTGCATCCATTTACTTCACCTCTAATGTAGGCTTCATGGTGTGAATGCCTTTGCTAATCGTGTGCAATACATCTTTAATTATAAAAGTACCTTTAATACCTGTGGTTGGTTCCTCTAATTTAAACAATCGGCCAGCTCTAAAATCATCATGGCCCATCAAATCAACGCTATTTTCCTCTATCACTTTTGAAAACTGTTTTAATTCATTTTCTGCAATCTGTTTAGCGCTTTTCTTTTCATTCTGATCTAGCTTCACAACTTTTGTAATACGGCCATACTTCTCAGCCATTTTACTATCTGACTTGGTTAAAACCACTTTGTCGTTGTTTCCGACAACCTGAATTGTATTAGCCATTTCTGTAATGCTGCGCCTTTTTGAAGGATTCATAAGGGCCGAATGAATATCATACTTTGGGCCACCTTCAAACAATTGAAATGTGCCTGTTACCACTACATCACCTTGCTTTTCGATGTATAGTTTGCCCTGGCGCATTTCCATGATGTATTTCACACCTAATGATTGTTCTGCAGTAGTAAGAATGTCTTTTATAATTTCACTTACTTTTTTATCGTTGTATATTTGATCGATAGGTTTAGGAATAGATACAATCTTACCCACTTGGATATTGAAATCTTTAGCGATTTTCTTGATACAAGCATCTGCAGATAATTTTTTAAATTGATATACAGCTGAGGATTTATTTAGATAAAAGGCATAATCAAAGGCAACATAAACAATTGGTGATCTGCCATTTTTCAACTCGTCCACAATAATAGCTCGCGTAATCTCTTTACCGTTATTGTAAAGGGCCACCATATCGCCAATGTCACATGGATTTTTAGGGAAGTAATTCATATCAGTGAAAGCAATGCTGAAATTAATTTCTTCCCCTAATTCCTCCATGTTGCTACGCCAGGTTAATGTGCCAAGCAAGGGCGTAATATTCGTCATGGTTTCACCTTTTATTAGCCATAGTTCATGTGCCATCATTTCACCTTCTTTGTTTCTAAAATAATCTCTTTAAATTCTGATAGGGCCAGTGAATAATAAACATCACCCGAACCGTCTTGTAGCCCTGGTTCAAAGTTTTCAATCGTCACTAGCATATTAATAGGCGTGTTGGACATGATTAATCGAATTGGCATTTCTTTATCTATCCAGCTCTCAATTATTTCGTAATACTCCCACCCGAAATATTTATTGTTTCGTGAAAATGCATACTTCTTTGAAGGAAAAAAGGAATCAATCGTAAGTGATTTCAAGCCCCTACGTCCAAGTAATTTAATGTCACCCTGATTAATTGTTGTAAAGACTTCATTACTCACAGGGCTTGGTATTTTAAAATCAGGTGGCACTATAGGAAGTTGAATTATTTGTTTTCGATCCATTGTGCTTAGAAAAATATCCATCAACTCAACCCCCTATAAATTGGCCAATCTTAATTGTAATAATGGCACAAGCTCATTAGCTACTTCCATTGCTGTAACCCCTTTAGCATTTAGGTTTTGAATAATAACCTGAACACCGCCAGTATTTGAAGCTGTTTGCTGTGGTGTACTTCCTCCTGCAGGTGTAGGCGTTGTTGCAGCAACAGGTGTTGATTGCACCATTTGATCCACATTATCGATTGATCCGCCAGCTGCTCGAATCCTTTCAGATTGTCGAGCTGGAATGACCATTTCATCCTTGTGTAATTCTGCTATATAGCCATCATAAGGAACACGATTCAAACCATCTGCATGTGAACCTGAAATGAAGTTACCAACGGCACCTGCAGCTTTCCCAATTGCACCACCTATTTTTGAAACCCATTCAGGCGGCTGGAAGTTACTGATTGCATTTTTAAAGTCCACGAATTTATCATAGAGTCCTTTGAAAAACCCTGTTACTGGCTGAATCTTTTGAGCAGCCCAATCATAAATGCCACCAAATACTTCGGTGGTCTTGGCCCACAATTCACCTGCTTTTGCTTTGACGGTATCCCAATTTCGATATAACAGGACACCTGCCGCAACTACTGCAGCTATCCCAACGACTACCCAAGTCAAAGGACTGGCAAGCATGGCCGTATTCATGGCCCATTGTCCAGCTGTTGCGAGGCCCATTGCTGTTTTAAAGCCTTGAACCATAGTCGTTACTGTTGAAATGACTTTTAATGTCCCCATTCCTGCAGCTACAACCCCTACCGCTGTTCCAACACCTATAAGAGTCTCTTTAATAGGCCCCCAATTTTCACGAACCGTATTGCCAAACTCGAAAGCTTTTTCTACTATGCCTTGAATTTTAGGGACTAATTCATCAGCTTTCTGTGCAACTGATCCTAGAAATTCTTGTGCTCCTGCACCATTTACAACATCGGCTATGCCTACCTGCAGTTCTCGCCATGACGAAACTAATCTATTTTTGAGGCTTCCTTCTACTTTGGATGAGGCTGCATCTGTCGCCCCCTCGAAATCCTTCATAGCGTCTTTTGATCCGAGCATTGCATACATGGCTCCTGATTCAAGGTCTTCCCATTTAGTTCCGAATAAAGCAACAGCTAATTGGTTGGCTGTTACCTGGTCATCCATACCTTGCAACTCTTTTGTAACAGCGCCAGCAACATCAGCTACGCTTGCTTCTCCCCTATTGAAGGACTCCCATAAATCAAAAGTCGATTTACTCATGGCTGAGAATGTTTCGTCAGTTGACTTTGACCCATCTTTTACACGGATCTGAAACTCTTTCATTACATCGTTTACATAATCTAAGTTGTAAACACCTGCCTGGGCGCCACGTTCCATGATGCCGAAATATTCCTCAGCACTATAGCCCATATTTCCGAATAAGGATGAATACTCCGCGACATTATCGAACATTTCATTACTAAAGTTCAATCCACGTTGGCCACCTGCAGTAAATAAGTCAAATGCTTTATCCGCTGAAATACCAAACGCTTCCATCATGTTATTTGTGCCGCGAGTGACTTCATTCACATCGCCGTCAAATGTTTTAGCTAAAAACATTGCATTTGAAGTAACTTTACTAAGTTCACCATTATCAATATTCTTCATATTTTGCTTTACGCGAGCTAAAGAATTTGTTACTTCATCTATGTTTTCACCGTACCCTTTTTTGAACACATCTTTTGCAGCACTTCCGTACACTTCCATTTGTTCTGCAGTTGCCCCAGTTTGGGCTTGTAAAGTTGAAAAAGCTTCATCCATGTCAAAGATGGACTTTGCTACCCCTGCCCCTACTGCCGCAACCCCTGCGCCACCTAAAGCAGCCGCCCCAGCCCCGACCGTTTTAAATACATTAACAGCACCTTTGCCAAATCGTTCTAGCTTGTTGCCTACTCTTGTAATACCTCGGCCAAAATCATCAGATCGATCACTGGCTCGCCTTAAATTGCTCGAAAAATCACGGTCCTGTAATGACAAGACTGCAGATATAACCCTTCTTCCCACTTCCTCACCGCCTTTACAAAAGAAAAAAGCTAGAACGGTATTGTTGCAATCGCTCCAGCTTTCAAATTTTTATCCCTATCTTCTAATTCCTTGTCCAAACTTGCTGTCATTAATAACTTTGTATCGTAATCAAGATTCAATAAATATTCAGCCTTGAAACCTTTTTGAATATAGTGATGAAGAAAATAAAAATCATCATCACTTTCAATTAGTTTTTTATAGCTTTAACTCCGCCTTTTTTATATCCCGCAAGTTCGAAACCAATTTCAGACAGCAAAGAGATTTCACCTGGTTCAAAAATTTTAGATACAATGTCAGTTGGTAACGTGCAGCCATACGCCTTTTTTAATTCAGGATCTTTTAAATTTGGCTCTACCATTGTGTTATATACCATATACTCGTCAGCGTCTGTATCATTATTTTCATCCCTGGCCATTTTCATGGTATCTACACATAAAGATTTTTCAGGTTTACGCAAGACTACTTCAACGCCTAATCGTTCCACAAGTACAGTCTCCGTGACATCATCCTTCACCTGGTACTTTTCTTTCTCTTTCATTAAGTCAGTAAGTGTTAAACGTTTGATTTCTTTTTTTGACATTTTATATTTCCCTCCGATTTTTATGGTTTAAGCTGTAATTTGATCAATAAAATCATAATCAGCAAAGTTAAACGGCAATTCCTCTGTCCCTGCCGTTTTTTGTGCAAATTGCATTAGCATAAACTCATTAAATGTTACTTCGCTAATGGCTACTCGTTCTGAACCAAACGCTCCAGGATCAGCTAATTTCCCGACAATGTTTACATCAGGCACCATACCTTTTTTTACATCATCAGCGAGTAAGTTTGCACCTCGGCTATAAACCTTTTTGACTTTTAATGTTCCCTCACCCGACCAACCAAGCATCTTTTTATGAGTTGCTGGATCTTCGGCCATATTTACGTCTTCATAATCAATGGAAACTTTAGCTTCAAATTCCTCAATGTCGAGCCATTTTTCATTGTTCACCCACACACTACCATAAGTGCCATTAATAACGCGATTAGATTTTAATTTACCCATGTGTCAATCCTCCTTAAATCGCAATATCCATATCTAAATCCTCGATAGCATCAACAATCTTAATGTTGCTACCTAAAAAGACGTTCTTTTTAAAGGACATTTCTTTTACTTTTTGGTCGTCCCAATCTGTCGTGTCTCGACCAACACCTTCCCACGCTAAACGTTGCTTTTGTACGTTTATTTCAGCTTTATTATCAAAGTTTGGATCAAGTATTTCCTCACCTTCCAAGCCGTCATAATAAGCGTTAATGGAACGAATAAACAACACTTGATTATCGTAAATATTGTTATGTTTACCGATGTAATGCTTATCAAATGTGGTGCGAATATCATCTTTAATTAAATCCTGCACTTCCATGACACGAATCGATTTAAAGTCTTCTGTCTTTTTGCCTGTTATTGTCGTCAGGCTGTTAATACCTCGACCAATTTTGATATTTTCACCATCGTTTATCAGGATCAGTTCACCATCATCAACAGCCTTATCAGGATCTTCAATTTCTGTGATAGCATCGATCTCATTCAATTCGTAATAAGTCGATGATCGAGTAAATGGTAAACCTGCTAAGATGCCAGCGATACGCGCGGTATACTCTGCCGTTGTGTACTCTTTTTCACCGACTTTAATTCCTGCTGTAGTGAAATTAATGATTCCTTCATGATCCGCCTCACTGTTTGGCAATACTGCTTTGAACGTTTTCTTATTAATGTCACGCTTTGTTTTAATCCACGTTTCAAAAGTTGTTGTATCCTTAGCTTCAATACCAGGAATGGCCAAGTAATTGAATCGCTTATTATTTAAGCGTGTCAAAGCTGTGTTGTAATCAGCTGCAGTTGTTGGCAATCGTTCAATAATAATTTTGCTTGGTGTACCCTTAAATGTTAATTGAATGTAATCTAAGTTTTCAGGTGCCCATGCCTCTGTTGGTACGTCTTCAATGCTTTTGTACGTTACTGTATCAGCTGTTTGCACATCATCTTTTAGAATCAATGCAACAATTCCTAGCTGGCTACGCTTGATCGCTGTAACGGCTTTACCATTAAAATCTATAATAATTTGTGGTAGGCCCATTGTTTAATCCCCTTCCTCATCATCCAATTCACCCATAAGCTCAATTGGATATTTTTCATAAAAGTCTTTGCCATTTTTTATTTCATCTTCGATGTTGTTACCTGAACCGCCTTCGCCATATTCACGGCCATCAAAGAATTGAAGATCAAATTCAAACTGCAGCACACCATCTATTTCATCGAAATTAGGTTCGACTATATCCAAATGGCGATCTTCCACAGTGAATTTCAAGTCGAATAGATCTCCTAATGTTTCTTGAACATCTAATAATTCAACTGCATTGTCATCATCGTTAGAAGGAAAATAAAAAATGCGAACCGTGCAAGACTTTTCAACTTGTGTCAAATAGCCCTCACGTTTCACATTATCTAATTCCACTTTGAAAGATGGCCGCGTAAATCCTTTGCTTACTGATTTACTAGAAACATCAATATCAATAAAGTTTGACAATAATTTTTCATTAATTGCTGCCTTGATTTGCTTAAAAGTAATCATAATTTATTCTTCCTCAACAATTCATCTAGCCATTTTACAGTTTCGCTTTCTACATCACCTGAGGATTCAAATTCACGCATACCCTTATCAAGTGGCTTTTTCCCTGGCACAAAATCGCCTGTTCTGTTGCCTTCATGGTCTACCATCCAATGGCCATCTTCCACCAGGTGTGCATGTGGTGAAGAATTGTAAACACGTACAACAAGTTCTCCACGATAACCAATAAAGACTTTTCCCCGTTTCCACTTCTTGTGATACATACCTGTTTTCTTTTTTACAAGACTTCGAGCTTTTTTTGCTACTGTTGTCCTGGCTTTAGAGCCAATTTTACGCATCAATTTTGGTGCTTCTTTAGGCACCTCCCTGGTGGCGACATTAAATAAATCTCTTTGAAAATCAGTTAAACCGTTCATTTGAATGCTCAATTCAACACCTCCTGAACAAAAATTTCAAGTGTCTCATTGCGAAAATAGGGATTAAGAATATATTTAATTTCAAATTCATGTTCTTTGTATCTGATCCGCATATCCTTTGTGATGTCTTTGCCAGCGTGGTATCGCACGATGATTTTATGCGTGACATTCGTTAAAATTGTGTCAGCAACTTGCTTTTGTAATGAGCCTGTTTGCGGAATGATCGCTGCCCATATTTTTTTATCAGGTAGAAATTCATAAACAGTTTCGTTCAATTCATTTTTTGTCTTTTGATTAGTGAGGATTTCAATTCGCTTATCAAGATCATAGTTCATTGTTATCCCCCTTAAAAGAACTTAATAATGAGAGTTTTATAAGCATTTTTTCAAATGCGCTGGCGAAACGTTCTTTGTTGTCGTCATAACCGAAATGAGCCTTACAATACAAGATACAAGCTCGGCGAATTAAATCGTCTTCATCTACAACTTTCTCTGAACTTGCACCAACTTCGATGATTTCCCTTTTAGCTGCTGCAATCAAATCGTTTAATTCATCATCATGTTCGTCCTCATCTAATCGCATTGCAAATTTCACTTTTTCTAATAGAGTAAGTTTATTCTCCATCACTCTCACTCTCTTTCTTCGTCTTCATAACGTCGATAGCTTTACGAAGAGTTTCCTCTTCCATTTTTGTATAGCCCTTAATCTTTAGAACTTTCGCTTCTGCAATTAGTGCTTCATCGACTTTTGCGTTCCCTTGTAGCAACTGTTTAGATACCAGCAAATAGCCTTTTTTTGTTAAGAAAGAAACACGTTCAACATCATCTGATGCGAACGTGTCTCCTATGTTGTAACCCTCGTTGTTTGTCTTGTCGATAAAGGCTCTAATTACATGATATTTTTTCACATCACAGCCTCCTTTGTAAGTTGACTTAATTAATCACTATTTTAATTAAATAGCTGCTGCTTTTTTCACACGTAAGAAACCATTTTGAGCAACAACATTACCACCGATAAAGACTGACCCTCTGTGTGCGATCATTCCTTGCTTGAATTTGTAGTCAGTAGAACGTTTGATTTCTGTAGGTGAGAAAGTTGCAAGTTCATAATTTGAGAGTGGACCATAAGCCATTGCATAAACACCTGCTACCGTTGCTGATGAAGAAATTGATGCACATGCGCTATTTATGATAAATGGTACACCATCAATTGTCCCTGTATTACCAGACGTTTTAACTTCATACACTTTTTTACCATCAGTAGTGCGGAGTGTTGCAAATGCTTTTAAATCATGTTTGTTGAGAATTAAAACTGCTGCATCTTCAACATCTTCATCTCCACCATAAGCATAAATAATGTTGTCTAAAGTGCTTGCATCAATTTTAGCAATTTCGATGTCTGTATCTGCAGAAATTGCTGATGCCGCTTCTGAAAAAATACCTACTAACTTTCCAGCTGCACCAGTACCGATTAATATTTCACGGGTGATTTTTCTTCGCAATGCTTTATTAATGCCTCCTGTAATTACATTGCTATAATTAGCTGCTGGAAGCTTCGTAACTTCTTCTGTTTCCTCACTGTACGCTGTGATTTTTGTTTTAGAGATAGTAGCGTAGTCAAACTCACTCTCTGCTGTATTGTATTCTGCATTTTCTGAAGAGTAGTCACCTGTTCCATGTCCTTTTTCATAAGGGCGTTCATATGACTCTCCACCTTCTAATGGAACATGTGTTACACGATCAATTAATGATGAAGTTTGATTAAATGTACCTTTGATGTCTTTAGCTGTGTGCTTTGGTAACACTAAATCACCACTGGCAACAGTAATAGCTCGATTTTCTAATAAATCTAAACCACGCTTTTCAGCCTCATGTGTATCTTGGTTTTCATTTTCATCAATCTTATTATTGAAAGTATCAATAGTTCGGTTTTCAGGATTGCCGTTTACAATGTCAGTAGCTTGTTGTTGCAATTGCGAGCGACGTTCATGTGCTTCGATTTTCTCATTGATTTCACGAAGTTCTTTTTCTAAATCATCAAGATTAAGATCGCGTGTTTCATCAGCTAGCATTTCACGGATTTCAGCTTTTCGTTTTAACAATTCTTGTAAATTCATTTTAGTAAAACCTCTTTTCTCAAGTTTTTATAGTAATGTTTTAAGAAGCAATCGTTGACGACGATTACTTTGTTGTTTTGATTTAAAATGTTCTTTGTAAGGATCATGGGATCGCGCTTGTACTTCAGAATCTGGATAAGCTGGAAAAGCAACTGGTGAAACTTCTATTAATTTTGCTTTCGAAATAGTACGAATGATATTATCAATATCATTTTCATCCCATTCTTCTTTCTGCATTTGGAATGCAAAGGAGACACCTTCAACGTCACCACGTCTGATAGTTTCATATGCGTCATTTCCTAGCGTTGTATTAGGTAATTCAAGTTCGAATCGTAACCCTATTTCATCTTCGTATAAGCGTAATGTGCCATTTTTAGTACGCCCTAATACTTTTGATGTGTCATGTGACCACAAGGCCAGTTGGTCATCAATTGTTAATGAATCTGTAAAAGAGCCTCGCTTGAATTGCTCTTTGAATCTTCTCCAGTAACCCATTGTGTGAGATTTCATTTCCCACTTGACCGCATAGCCACTAATAGTGCGTTTACCTTCACTTTCTTCACGTAAATCTATTTCGTTCGTCGTTAAATTCCTAGTTTCCTTCATTATCGTTATCACCTCCCTCTGATTTAGTAGTGACTTGAACTGTATCTAGGCGACGAATAGGTTTGTCTCCTCCTTCAACTGGTGGTAAGTTGAGAATTCGACACCAATCATTAGGCGTAAGCGCTCCACGGTCAACCATCTGTACAAGTGCCAATTTGGTTGACATACTAGCATATTGAAGGGATGATGCTTCATAAATAATGCAGTTGCCACGGTTTCTCTCATAATCAAGAAATAGCTTTTCTGTTGTCTCATCTGCAAATTGCATGGCTACAGGTTCAATATTCATCTCATAATAAGCATTCCATTCGTCTTCATTATATTTTGCTTGGACAATGTTATCGTTGGTATTAAAAAATGAATACACGCGTTGTACAGTATTCATTGCTTGCTTATCGTCAGGTACGAAAGCCTTATTATCTACTTGTTTCAATTCGTACTTACCATCTGCACCAGCTGCACCACCTGAGTTTTGTACGGTAAGAAATTGATCATTAAACTTATCAACAGCAGCCTTCACATCTTCGTCACGCATCACTGTTGCGAATTTTAATATCCATCGAATAATTGCACTATTTTTTATAGCCTTAATAATCCCTTGATCACTTGTAGTGATAACTTCCATTAACGATGTTAACGCTGCTCCTGGTGGATCAGAAAAGAAATCATTATCATTAAAATCCCTACGCAAATGGATAATATCACTGTATGCTATCAGCTGTTGACTACCGTTAGGGAAATAGAACTTCAAAAAAATATCTCCATACATTCCTTCTTTAACTTCAATAGTGGATGATGGTAAGGGATAAATAGCAACAGGTAAAAGCGTTTCAATGTCTCTCTTTATATAAGCAAATGCATTGTTATTCAAATACAATTGTGTAGCCATTTTTTCTTGTAATACTTGCATAGTCATTAATGGGTTAGGACGCTTCAATAGTCGTTTGATATGATTTTCAGGAAATACCTTCATCCCTCTTGAATTATCTCGAATGTGCCTTGGTATTAATTTTCCAATAGCAATGACTGCTGGACGAATAGCAGCACGAATAATATCCGATTTATATAAATTGCCATTCCATGCATAAAAACCTTCACCATTATCGACTATCATTTCAAAACGTGTAGTAGATGTTTCACTTTGCGAGATTGGTTTTTTCCCAAACATTTTCTCGAATAAGCCCATATTTTTCTATCACCACCTCTAAATCATGTTTAAATAATCATTTTTACGATCTAAATACACCGTATAAGAGTTTAAAAGAGCAATCGTGCCATCAATGCGTTTACGTGTATCTCTCGACTTTACAGGTGCAATATTACCGTTTAAATCTACTTTAATTTCCGTATTAGCTAAACACATTTTCAGAAGTTGATTATTGTTGTAATTGATAATATGATTCGATAAATCTGCTTCGAGTTCTTTCATTGGTGTGGATAATGTGACAGCACCCTGACGAACCTTAATCATACTGTTCTTACCAAAATGTGATTCAAAGTCCTCTAGTGTAGCATCATCAACATGCCAAGAATCATAGCCTATCCAAGGAATATAAATATCAAAGTCTTCTCTCAATTCAACGAACCATTTTAAAATATCTTTCATGTCAATTTTGTATTGTCCGCTTGGTCGTAGAATACCCAGACGCTCAAATAGATCATATGGAATTTGATCTTCATTTGCTCTCTGCATAATGGACTGTTCAGGTAGCCAAAACATGCAAGCAAAATAAATTTCATCATCGTCTCTTCTCCTTAATAGCACACCAGCAGAAGTTAAATCTGTTGTTTCTGATTTATCAAAACCGCCAATTCCATAGTTAAAGTCCATTTTTTCAATTTCAAATGTCGCTGTGTTTTCAAGCTGCTCCCAACGAAGCCAAGCTGTTGATGCCGTTTGTTTTAAGTTGAAGTCTTTAACAAGTACTGTTGGTTTAAATGCTGCGTCAACTTTGGCCTTATCAACAAATTTACGAAGTTCTTCTGTTTTTTTGATGGTACCCAGTCCAGGGTTCGCTTTGATCCAGCAACTTTCATCAAGCCATTCATCACGATGATCTAACTCATATATAAATGCAAGAAAATGAATATCTTTAATTTTTCCATCAAGTACATTACAGGCATATTCGTACTGCGAGTCGTAAATAGAATCACGAACAAATCCATTTGTTGAAATAGAACTAATAAGCCCCTGCTCACGTGAAGACATTGACTGTTTCATAACATCATAAATATTGCGGTCTTTAATCGCTGCCAATTCATCAACCGTAATAAAATGACCATTTAAACCATCTAAGCTATTAGAATCACTTGCCAATGCTTCAATATGTGAAAATGTCGCTTCAAAATACAAGTCTGTTTTGCGCTTCCTAATATATTTAGAAAGGTCTGGACTTTGAGCAACCATCTTATGACACTCTTTAAAACCCTTTTTTGCTTGATCAAGTTTTGTTGCAATAAAGTAAACCTCGGCTGACCCCTCACCATCACCAACAAGCATGTAAAGCGACAAAGCTGAGTTCTCAGTCGTTTTTCCATTTTTACGGCCACGAATATCCATGATTTCAGTAATCTGTCTCATCCGTGTTTCTTTATGGACAAATCCGAATGTTGCTTGTAACTTTGCTTTTTGGAATAGATCGAGTTTTAAAGGTTGCCCCATTTTTGTACCTTGCGCTTGTCGACAAAGATTCTCAATAAATTCAATGGGCTTGGTTGCTAACCGAATATCAAACTCGTATCCTTCTTCTGGATTTCCCAACCAGTTATAAATAATTTGGTACTGTTGTTTTAGACGCTTACAAGCATTGATTTCGCCTGACATAATTTTGTCATAGTATTCAATGATGTAATTTCTATGCGTTTCGACACTATAATTCTGCATAGCTATTTACTGTGCTTGGATAAAAATTTTTGCAGCCCATCCATTTCACCCGTGACTTTCAACTTTTGTTCAGGCTTAGGATACATATCAAGCAATTGCTTATAGATACCTGTATAAGTCTTTGCAGCGTCTAAGTAATTTTGGAAATAAGGGCTTCGTCTATTAATGGAGTAATCACCTTGTTGCATTTCTTCAACTGATCCATTTAACTTTACGTGTTGACGAAGTTCTTGAATTTCTACAATTAAAAAAGCCAGTTCATCAATAAGGCGCAATGCAACCTCTTTTTGATGACCGACTAGATCAGCAAATATTTTTTTTAACTTAGTTGTTTCTTTTTTGATAGTTTTTTCTTTCAGAATAATTTCAGTTTCTTGTTCTGGAACGGCGGTTTTCAAAACTTGCCTTGTCATCGCAAAACCTCCTAGTTTTTTTGATAGGTGGGGGTTATATAAAATCTCAAACGGAGGAAATCTAAGGTTGGCATTCGGTCTCCACAAATCCCCATGATTTTATTTTATAGGGGGGCTATACACTAGCTCACCTAATTCATTAAAAGAAAATCCCTCACGAATCTTTTCTTTTGGTGTACCAAATGTTTTTTTATTGTGACACTCCAAGCAAAGGTATTGAAAGTTGTCGTGGTTTAAAGTAAACATTGGATCGTTGATGTTATTGATATTGATTTCTTTTATGTGGTCAACAATATAACCGAGATTAAACTGGCAGTGCTCACATAAATCATCCACTAAAGAATTAATATACGATGCTCTACATTTCTTCCATGCAGTACTGTTATAAAACTTCTTTGCTTCCGCTGTGTGTTCCCTTATGCCCGCTCGCCTCCTATAAAAGTAAAAGAGCTACACAATTTGTGCAGCTCCTTTCTAGTATCACTAAATTTGGGAGTGAAGATGATACGGTACATTTACACTTTAACAAATGAAAACTAATGATGCGTTCTCAATTAGTTCGCGAAAAGTTCGCGAAAAGTCCACTTTATTATAAATACTTTCCCAAAATCACTTGTTTTAAACGATTTAATTATTTATTTTTTTTAAGTAGAATTTCATTTATTTTATTCTTTACAAAAGATTCATATAAAGAATGTCTAATAATTAAATCAAATCTACCATCAGATTTAATTCTTTGCTTCATCATCAAATAAAATGAATCAAAGTCTTTACTAGAATTACTACTATTTAAACTACCAATTACTCCATTAAAACATCTTCTATTTTTTTCTTTTTCATCTATATCATAGTAGCATTCTTCTAAAATTTGATTGAATATTAATTTTGAATTCCGTTTATCATTAACTTCAATAGAAGAACTTATATCAAAGTTCCCAAACATCACACAAATTTCTCCAAATTGTAAACCACCATAATCTTTACAATTATCCTTTACCCATCGTTTAGCTTCTGGAATTGTATTGAAATATGGCTGAGCTATCTTTGAGTTTTTTGGTTGATTAAAATCTATACATTTACCATTTTTCAAAAGAACCATACTAAAGTAGCCAGAAGGCAATTGATTAACTACCCTATTAAGATTATTTAATAATGTAGTTGGTCCAAATTCTTGGAGATCATTAACAATCCATTTGAGTCCATTTTTATTAATATTATCGATATATTTTTGTATTTTTTCAGGAGGTAATGAATTTTCAAAATACCACCAATCAATTATAAAATCATCTAAAATACAAGTATCCTTGTTAGTAGAATATTCTTCGATTCCATCCATACCTTCATCACATAAATAGGAAATAAAAAATTCTGTATTAGTTTTTTTATAAGTGGTGTATCCTCTAAATTTATTATATATCTTAAAAACATAACCATCATCAAGGAGTGGCCAAATGTTAAAAAATGCAGCACTTCTCGATACATTTGCTTCAGTTGCTACTTCAGAAATAAGTAGGGAAATGTCCTGAGGATTTTCGGAAATTTTATTTACTAACCAATCGGTAGGCATTAGAATTTCAGCTGCAAAGTTATTTGCCTCATTCTCCATTTTCTCATACTCTGAATGACTAATATTATCATTAATATCTGTATGACAAGATATCATCCCACAGTGCCAAGGTATACATAAGTGTCCTAATTCATGTGCTAAAGTAAACCTCTTTCTATTACTTGATTGAAACCTATCTATAATTATTGTGGATTGCTCTACATTCATCATGCAAATTGCATCTACGTTTTCAGGTAGATCATCCTCTTCTACATTGGCATAGGACCTTATAAAACTTTCTATGTCAATTGGTGGAGTAAGGCCATATTTATCAATTAATCGTTTGGCTATTTTTCGTTCTCTTGGAATATGCACAATTTATTCACCCTAAGAATTAAGTTTATTTTTACGTCTTAACCATTCTTTAATTGCCGTAGATTCTTCTGGGGAAGATGATCGAGCAACCAATTTTTCTGCACTGGATTGATTGATAAATTCATGAATAGGGATATTCTTCTCCCTACAATGAATGATTGTTTTAAGAATATAATCGTTCTCTACGTATAATCCATACTCCTCTAATGACATTCCTAAAAATTCGTAAATCTCTTCATCACTATCACTCTCATGCCATTCATCAATATAATCTTCAATATCTTCTAATAATACATCTCCTGTTAGACAAGCATCTATAAATTTATTTTTAGACATCTATTTTTCTCCCCCTCACAGCTGGTTTTGTAAATTCTCCAGTGAGAACATCCGCAGCTCCAATATGTTTTCCTCTTTTATTAAAAACTTCAATTTCACCATGTAGTGTATCCCAAGTATAATATCTTTTTGCATCTATTGAACGCCATAATTTATGATTTCCTAATGTTTTTACATAAATACAGGTATCTAAAAAAGATGGTTTAGGAATTACTTTATGTACCATTAATATCAACTCCTTTCTTTTATATTATAAATGTTTACTTGTATTAAGAAAACTATATTATGTATTTTTGGAAATAACATACTTACTGTATATTATTTACTAGACATAATTCCTAAGTTGAAGGTGTCTTTTCCTATGTATTGTCCTTTTCGCTTATTCTCTTCCAGCCCTTTGCCTACCTACATTTTCTCCTTGTCCCTTTACTCAATGTGACAAAACATAAAAATGTCCTGTTTATAAAAAAATAGGTACCTACACATAGAAAATAAATAAAAAAAACTACACCAATATATTATCAGTGCAGTTACCAATCTATTTTACCTTGCTGCTTATCTAATTCTTCTTGTTCTATGCCTAAATAAATCATTGTTTCACGTTGATTTGTATGATTGAGAGCTGTCATAATCGTTGCTACATTATTGAATTTTTTATAATGCATATAGCCGTATGTTTTGCGTAATGTGTGCGTGCCAATCTGTTCAAGCTCAAAGTCGTCCGCTAACTCACGCAATATTTCATAGGCTCTTTTTCTCGATATTGGTTGGTTGATTCCCTTGCGTGATTTGAACAAATATTCTTCATCCGATTTCCCATGAATATAGTCTCGCATTTCTCGCTTCAATTCTTTAGTCATCCTTACAGAACGATATTTCTTCGTCTTTTCCTCAAATAATCGAATATCCCAACCCTTAACATGTTTTACTTGCAGTTTCAAAATATCACTAATACGAAATCCACAATGTATCCCTGTCAGAAACATCAAATGATTCCTTTTGTTTGTATCACTTAAATATCGTTTTATTCTTGCTAACAATTCACGATCTCTTATAGGTTCCACTTTCAAATACTAGCTCACCTCATTTCTATCCTGCTGATAAACTTCTATTTTTAAGGCAAATGCAAGACGTAGCAAAGCTTGCCATTTCTTTTTATAATACTTTGTCTTACCAATGCTTAAATCCATCCAAATATCAATATCATATTCAGTTTCTAGTTGGAGATACCGACGAACAATTATTTGCCTTTCATCCTCTTTCAATGACATTAAACCTTTATGCATCCAATTAAAATATTTCTCACGTGCAAGTTCAAATTCAACACGTTTAATGGCCGCACTTTCTGTTTTACTATTAAATTGGTCTGAATTGCCTGGTGCTAATGAATAACTTGCTGTTATTTTAAATAAATAATCGGCCGGAACAGTGAGCAAATACACACGATACTTTTCTATCTTTTCTTCAACTGCTTTGCGTGTTAATTTTTCATCTACAAGTTGTATGTGCCTTGTTTTCAATCTTTTCGCTCCTTCCCAGTAACAGTATGAATCTCTTATCATCTTTTTTGTCTAAATGCACCCTTTACTCGTTTATAAGTGTTGCGTTTAACTCACATTAAACCTTCAGATTCTCTTTGACTCATCTGTTTTTTAGGTTAGCATCCTTTTGAGATTTGCCCCTCAACTTCTTTGCTTAACCCCTTTGTGTTAACTCTGTTTGTATTGTTCTCATGTCATCCACCCCTTTAATAAAATAAAAAGAGGCACCAACAAAACAGGTCATTCACCTGTCAGTTAGTGCCTCCGGTATTTTCCGTAAAGGCTGTTTTTTTAGGAATCTCATGCTCGTTAGATATTCCAGAAAGGAACATTAATCAAATTGGTTGATGTACTTCCTGCTTGTTTAGAAGCATTACAACTTTTACATAACAACTGAAAATTAGTTGAATCATTGGTTCCGTATAAATCTAACGGAACTATATGATCAATCTCTAAATCACTAGCAATATGATATTGTGATGTTACATCTTTTCTACACAAAACACACGTTCCTTTATCACGATAAAGTAATGCTTGTTTTAACCAAATGGGCCAGTATGTTGCTCTTTTAACTCGTTTCTTCTTCAAACTTATATATTCTGGTTTTTTTTCTATTATAAAGTCTATGTCCTTTTCAATAAGCTTAGCAACCATTACGTTGAAATCATGCATAAATCTTCGATTATTAAACATTATTTGAAACGTCGCATGAACAATTGACTTTTTTACATTATCTGCATTCATAAGGAAGTGATCTTCCCATGCACTAATTAATTTCCAACACTTACATGTTGAATCATAACATTGATCTTCTTGGTCGCAACTGTCCCCAAAATTGGGTTCTTCTAAATTTGGAAGTAGACCAGTGTCGATTAAGTAATCCTTTAACATTTCAAAATACTCTTTACTGCCAGCTGTGAATTTAAAAATTTCTTTAATGTCATCTTCAACATGAAAACTTGTATCAATCCAATAATGTAATAATGTCCATTTACTTGGTTTATTCAATGGTACTGTATTTAATATATCTTCCTTATTGTCCTCCCATACATCTAGGAAACTATAATCGTTATCATTATAGTAAAATATCTGCATCAATAAGTTTGCTTGATATAAGCCGTGGTTATAACTTAATGTTTCATGATCTATTTTTGACACTTTTATCACCAACGTTTTTTCCTTAATTATACTTTAGTGAACCGATATTTGATAATCTACTTTCTTCATTTACTCAACAGTTTTTAAGTACCCTTTTTGCGAATCTAACTTTTTTAGATTTAGCTAACTTTCTAACCCGTTATCTACACAAAACCTTTCATTTTTTCACTGCCCCAACACGTCTGCGCTTACTCTCGCTTACCTCAAACACTTTACCATGCTGCCACTGGATTGAATCTTGTCCATACTCCTTAGGCTCTAGAACCTCTACAATTGCCCCTTGTTGAACGATGTATACTCCATCACCTAATGCCCCTAAATTAACTGTATTGCCCATATAAGCCCCTCCCTGCTATAATTACTATAGTGTATAAAGCACGAAGGTTTAAATGTAGGGCTACGGTTGCAGCCGTACCCTACGCTATCCATTCTAACTCACGAACATCACATAAAATGATTTCCTCTAAAAATTGAACCTCAACTGTGTTTTTCTTTATTTCTAGAACTGTTCCTATTTTTCCAATCCATTTTTCACAATAGTATTTTCGATAATTATGAATCTCCCAATCTATCGATTTATCTAAAAGAATTAGTTTCACTAGATCATGTTTTTGAATACATTCATGCCTATCCTCTTCCTGACAATCAAAGATACTTAACTGCCGCATGCTGAATCCTTTTTGGACATAGGACCACGTTTCCCAGTTAGTCCCTGCCATACTTTCCATTCATTAAGCTCCTGATCTGTAATACCGTAGTGCTCTGCTATGTCAGAATTTTTTAGGCCCATTTCTTGTAAGTCCAAGTACCGATCTATCGTAAGAATCATTCCGTATTCAGTCATTGATTCTAATAAAACATCATCTTTTGTCTTCTTCAGTGACACTTGATCGTTAGGAGACTTATTTAGATTTAAAAGGCATCTACCGATTTCATTAAACTTGATGAAGATGTCACACTTTTTACAGCTTTTTGCTTTACGGTCTTTTCGATTTACACATGTTACACAGTACTGATGATGCAATGCATTTTGTTGCTTTAATAATCCCATCCTGTTATACATAAATTTTCCCTCTCTTTCATTTAGCTGCTTGTAAGTTGGAAACCAGCCAATTCACGCCTATACCTTTAATACTTGGATGTTGAAACTTGTCCCATATCACATGAACATACAAGCCATCATTTTTAATTTCTTTTACAGTCCCCTTAATAGTAGATGCTTCAAGTAATTGCACTCTATCCCCTGCTTTGTATATAGGTAGTTCATACAACTTGCCATTGATAAAATATTGTTGTGTTCTTCCCATCACTATTCCCCTTTCTTCTTTGCTCAAGTAACATTTATTTTTTGAATTATCTCAGCTTTAATTATGTTAAAATTTAACTATAAATTTACGTAAAGGAGTTTTCAAATGGAGACATTAATATCCAAATTTCTTGGAGAAATCAGTATAATAACATTATTTTCCTTAGTAGTTATTGCAATAAAAAATATAATTGATAATAGGAATTTATTAGAAATTGAGAAACTACTAATGACTGATTGGAAAAAATTCAAAATAGACTTTTCAAACTATGGCGTTTATACATTTTTCATATTATCTATTGGCAGTATTTATATAGCTGTTTACAATCCTAGTGCTATTAGCGATATTTCACCTTCCATAACTACCACTATTATTGCTTTTGGAATAGTTTGGTTAATCGTGACATTCGCATTTATCTTGCTATTTAACGCAATTATTTGGGTAGATAGAAAAGTATCATTACATAATGAATTTTTTATCCTTTTAGACGATAACGAGAAATGGAAAATACTCAAAATGAAAAATGAGTCTTCCTTATTGGTGGAAAGAGATTCAAACTATCGAATTGTAGACAACTGGAATAATAAAAACATAACTTATGAACTGAACTATCATTTTCCCCTAAAAAAAATATATAATTTATGCCCTATTACCAAATTAATAATTATATTTCGTATACTTATCATTAGTTTTAGTATGACTTTTATTTATAGCTTTACTTTAAAAAATTTGATTTCGTTTCCGTTAGCATTCTTTAGTGTTTTTTTCATACTAATCCTCTTATTAATTTGGGTAAATTATAGAGAATATATTAAATTTTTAAGTCAAAGTAATTAATAAAGTATTTTCCCCTTTGGTAGAGGGGATTTTTTTATTATTCTACAACCTCATCTTACTGTGCATTTTTTTCTATCCTACCTAAAGTTTCAAGTATTTTTTGACGCTCTGCTTCAAAATCAATTTCTTGATTGACTTCTATAGTTTCGGCTCTGTCCTCATTTCGCTTATGGAACCACTCTGGTACAACTTCGGTACGTCCTTGTCGATATTTAATTGGCGAAGGTGGTTTGGCTTTGTTTTCTTTTGCATTCTCTGCTTTGATTTGACGTATTAACGTTGTAGCCTTTTCACGCAATTTTTTGGTTGAAAGAATATTTGATTTCCAAAATGAATTCGCTTGTGACCAATCAATAAGATATTCGATTTGTTCAGCTGTTCTATCATCCTGCTCCATCATTAAGCGAATACAATCAGCCCAGGTATTCATATTTGGTTGTTTAAAGCTTGGATCATCAAACAGTATTTTTTGATAGAGTCTATAAGCCAATTGATAATGCACAGAGGATTCGTCGTAAACTCGTTTGCGACTACTATTCTTTTTATTAGTAATCTCTGTATTTGTAATCTCTGTATTTGTAATCTCTGTATTTGTAATCTCTGTAGTAATCTTTGTATATGTCCCCACCTGCGGGGCACCACCTCTCACCCTAGAAGGTTGGACCCTCCCAACCTCCAAGTCACCACCCTCCATACTTTGAGGGGAATACCCTCCTACCTTCTGCGGTAGTACCTCATTACCAGAACTAAAGGTGAATCTCTCCAAAAGAGGTACATTTAGGTCGATAAAAAGAACATTCGATAATCGAGTTCTATTAGCATTTATTGTCCTAAAATCACGCTTAATAATGCCCCTATCCTCTAGTCGATCCATTGCTTCTTTGACTTGTTTTTTACTAAAACTGAATTGCTCAGCAAAGCGATCATACGAAAGTTGTAATAAATCTGATTTAAACTTCTTTTTAATGTTGATGAGGCGTCCAGTTACCTCATCTTTCTCATAACTTGGACGATACCAATAAACAATTTCAGCAAGAATGATTATGGCGTTTAGATCAGGTTTGCCACTATCTAGGCGAAAATTTTCATACCACATATGTGGTATAACGTTACCTTCTAAGTGCATTTGTCCCATTAAATCGACTGTATTATTACCTGTTGTAAACATATATGTTCCTCCTATGCTCCCCAGCTTGAAACGAAGTTCAACGCGTCTTGCAATTCATGTTGTCTAACATCACGATAAGAACCTACTTGATACCGTTCTTTGATTGCAGAATACAAAGCTCGGAATAATACACGTCTCGCTCCTGTTTGTTCAGCTAATTGATAAACTCGCTCATTCACGGCTTTTCGTAAGCGAAGTTGTTCTCCTGAGTGTAATGTCACTTCACGCATTTGATTTTCCAAAGATATCAACCTACTTTCTAAATTTTGAAAATCAGCTAGACTAATTGCTAAAGCTTGTGATTGCTCTATTGGTGGTTTGTCCAACATTGTGTAATAACTATCTATTAACGCTCGGTAAGCGTCTTTAGCCTGCTTACTTTTAGAAAATTGAGAATGTAAAAAAGCTCCCTTTTCAGTCCAAATATGAAGAACTGAAACATATTTAAGGGTTGCGTCATTTTGACGTGCACCTTTAAAGGCTTTTAAATCTTCACCTGTTAGCGCAAAGTAATGAACACCAAGTTCAAACTGATCCTGATTTCGTTGAAAATTACGATTGATGGTCTTGCTATCCGTTTTAAACGATTTAGCTAATTGAGCACTTGTTAAAACACGTACACTGTCATGTACAATAATTTCTGGAAGCATAAGATGCATCCCCTTTCTTGCCGATTCACTAAATTTTTGATATAGTTTCAGTAATATATTTTTTCAACCGCTTACTTGCATGCCAGTGCTTGTAAGCCTTTTTTATGCTGATTTTTAAGGGTAGCGTCATTTTGACGTGCGGCTCTGTATATAGCCATGTACCGCTCCACTGGTTTCAATGATTTCCAATGTTTTACGTTAATCCTCAATTAGATCTCCTCCTTGTTATAAAAAGAACAACCATACAAAACCTCCAACGATTGGTAGTAATGATTGAACAACGGTTGCTAAGTCAATACCACTCATCATTTGTTGTATAAAGATATTGCCGACCTCCTGAGTATTCGTTTGTTTAAACCATTCGATAAATGTATAAATGTCGGGTGTTTTCCGTTCATTCTCATACTTAGAAATACAAGTTTGACTTCTATTCATTTGAGCAGCCAAATCTTCTTGTGACATACCACTGCCTATTCGACATGCCTGTAAAAGTGCTCCTAATTTCACTATCTCACCACCTTCTTATGCCAATCTGGAATACTCAATTAAGCTATCAACTGTTAAAATTGCTAATAAGAAGATAGAAATATTTACATATTGCCTCTCGTATTTTTCCTATTTCCCCTCGACTTAAAATTCATCTGCTTAGGGTAGCGTCAAAGGGACGTTACCCTCCCCAAATTAAATGAAAATTATCATCCAGAAAATTAGCCATTTTTGTTGCTTGGAATGCCCACGGTGATCCTTTACCTTTTGAATAGTAAACAAAGCCTCCATTTCGAGCATCAAGTTTTTGCTTAAACCTTGGTACATATAGAATGTTCTCTTGAAGCCACTCTTTTTTTCTCCCTGTGTGTGCTTCTAAGTCTTTCATAGTCCAGTATCTACCAGATAACTGGCTTTTTTTTAGTTCTTCCAATTCAACTTTGCTTATCAAAACCTGATCTTCAGGAATTTGAATCGTTAATTTAACATTTAGTTGTTGTTGCATAATAAACACCCCCTAATTTAATTTTTCAATAGCCGTATTCAAAATGTGTACATTCTTTCTTTTTCTTTAAGTAGCTTTTTCTCTGAGGAACTTTAATACATGTTTCATCAGGAATATCTCTCACTAACGATATGTTCCTTAAAGGAACATCAATCTTTAAAAAAATATAACCAATCAAAATCTAATGCAGTGGCAATTTTTTTTGCAGTTTCAACATTTGGTGTTTTAATTCCTAATTCAATTTGGGTGTAGTAACTTCTGGATATATTAGAATTTTCCGCAGCCTTTTCTTGAGTAACTTTATTTTTCAATCGAATATCTTTCAACCAAGTTCTCATTTCCAACCTCCAATAGTTCTTTTAAGGAACACTTATATACACAATATATGTCACTTTAAGGAACAAGTCAACATTATAATGAAAATAAGTTTTACTTTAAGGAACAATTATAGAAGTTACTAATAGAAACATTTAGAATGAACTATATGAAAGGATGGGTTGCCATGAATGTTTTTTCAGAACGTTTAAAAGCCTGTCGTGAACAGAAGAAAAAATCCAATCCTATTTGGACACAGAGTTATACTGCAGATAAAGTTGGAGTGGCTAGAACTACATATACTGCATATGAAAATGGAACTAAAACTCCACCCTTAGATACAGTGAATTTAATTGCCGATTTGTTTGAAGTTAGTACCGACTATTTATTGGGCCGAACTGAGGTTACTACATTTTCAAATAAAGACCAAGAAGAGGCTGATTTTCAAGCTTTTGCAAACAACCCTGATTTAAACATATTTTATAAAGAGCTACCTAAATCTGACGCGGAAGCTGTAGAACGCCTTCGTGAAATTTGGGAAATTATTAAACACGATTATAAGAAAAAATAGGACATGAAATATTTTCATGTCCTAAATAACACCCTGTTATTGTAAATATAAAACATTAATGGATTTATTATTTTTTTTATTAACTTACTAGTAATATTTACTCAAGACAATTTAACCTCTAATTTAACAAAAAGGATTATCCTTCTTTTCTAAGATGGTATCTTAAGAACTTTTTAAAGTTATGGTTAAACTCATTATTTAATTCCGGAAATTTTAAAAAAACTAACTAATATAGAGTTAGGCATGCGTACAGTGCATGTCTTTAATAATGTTTGGATTATTTTATATTAAAACGATTTCGGATTTGGTATGTAATACTAAAATTGATTTATCAGTAAACTATTAGGAGAGGTTTTATGACGAGAAAAATAAATTACTCTGATTTAATTAAAACTACGGTAAAAGAGAATTATGTTCAAGCCATCCAGAAAAAATTATTAGAGAAATTAAAAGATGAAGTGATTACGTATGAAGATACCATTTTTAATTATGATTTAATTTATGTACAAAAATCCCAGTCGTTCGAAGAAATTTTTAATTTAGCTCTTGAAAAATTTGAACAAAAAACCATTCAAATCATTCAAGAATTGGATTATGAATTAGCAATTAAATACGCCACATTATATACCATAGAACAGCCAATTTTAGGTAAAATCGATGCATTAATACGAAAAGGCAAGATACTAGATAGTACTTCATCTACCTTCACTGAAGACTATGTAACTGATTGGACTTATGAAACTAATTTAATGCCATCTTTTAAAAAATATGATGAGAATACCTACTTTTTAAAGTTTAGCAATGCGGTTTCTGGTCATACTACTGCCGAGAGTTCTAGCAGAATTACAATTAAATATCCTGTTATCGCTGTTTATTATTCCGATTTAAATATTATTGAAATTAGACTAGACGCTATAAAAGGATATTTACGAAGAGGGAACGAATACTACTACGTACAACAAATTCATAAGGTAATTGAGTGGTTTCAAATTCATTTTGGTCTCACTCCCCTTCCATTAGATTTAGTTTCTATCGTAGAGTTTATATCTAATTTAGATGAAGAACAAGTAAATGTAGTTGCTAAAGAACTAAAGTATCGAACTGGATCAAAAGTTGTTTTAGATACAGGTAGAAATGATTCTGCAGTTTTACCTTTGCTAGGTGATTTGAAGCAAATAATAAATGATAATCAAAAATTGTTTATGTCATGCGATAATACTAAAGAGATTCAGAAATTATTAAATGATTTTATAGATGAAATTGAAGAAGACTCTGATAGCCCTTGGATTTCACTTCGCTGGAGTGATGAACAAAGTAGTAAAGCTACAAAAGTTAAGTTTTCGTTTAATTATAAAGAAAAAAGAATCGACTTACTTCAGTATTACAATTCAAGCAGTACTGAAATGGAGAGGATGAATTATGTTACCAAATACCTTATCGAATATAAAGAAAAATACGAAAATGAGAGACCTACCGCATTCGAATCAGGAGAAGCTATTGAAGACACTTCAGCGCTTCAAAAAGAATGAAGTAATTTATCCAGGTTTGATTGCAAGACGAGGTGGTTTTAATCTACAAAATGCATATAAATTATTAAAGGATATAGAAAAATTACATTATATTGAACATGCATTTGTAATAAATTGCCCTTCATGTTCGGAAGAACATCTTTATAATTCTGTTGGTGACGTTCCTGATGAATTCGAATGTAGTAAATGTGGTTATTCAAATCCTATTAATGTTTTTAGTGATGTTTTAATTGTTTATAAGGTGGTTTGCGAATGAGTTCTAAAAGTGCCTTTGCTTTCAGTGAATATCTCAGAATCTGTGAAGAGGAAAATGAAGATGTACTTGAATGTTTAAAATTTAATCAAACTGACTTAAAGCAATACTCTATTTTATTAGATAATTTCAAAAAGATTAATGAATCACAAGATTCCTCTACAGAATTAAAAGGAAAATCATTAGAAGATCTAGTAGAATATATCTTTAAAAAGTCTTATATTTTTGATATAGACAAAAATGTGCGGACGAGTACTAATGAGATAGATTTGCTTGTCAAACTAAATAAAAAAGGTATTGATTTTAACACATCTGGATACATATCGATTGAAAAATACTTGTTATGTGAATGCAAAAACTATAATAAAACTGTTGGTGTAACTTGGACTGGTAAATTCTACAGTCTTTTAAAAACTTCTAATAAGAACATAGGAATAATATTTTCGTATCATGGTATAGCAGGTAAAAAGTGGGGAAGTTCTTCTGGCTTAATACGAAAAATTCATCTTACTTCAAGTGGGAAATGTCGAATATTATCTTTTGCACTTAGTGACTTTGAATTATTAAGACAAGGTACTAGTTTTGCTCGTATTATTGAACAAAAAATTGAAGAGCTTGATAATGACACTTCTTATTTTAAAGATATTAGTTCACATGAATTAGAAGGCCCTAATCCTTTTAATGCAACAGAATAAAACACTACTTCTAAAAAGTGGTGTTTTATTATATAATAAAAAAGAACATATGTTCCAAAATGTAACTTGAGGATAATACGATGAACTACACTACACATACAGAAAATTTTATAAAAAATTTGTACTCCAAAATGAATATTTCAAAATCTTCACAACTTCAATTTCAAAAAATAGCTACCTTGTTGAATATACAGATATTTTATTGGAACAAATCAAGCCAAGCACTTTTTGATGAATCTCATGTATATATTTTTCTAAATGAACAATTAACAACAGAACAGCTTTGGCAAGATTTCTGCCATGAATTAGGGCATGTTTTATTACATAATGGACAGCAAGAACGCATGCCAAAATCTTTGATAGAATACTTAGAGAACAAGGCAAACAATTTTATGTATCACGCCTGTATTCCCTCTTTCATGCTGGATGAAGTGGATTCTGATGCGCTCACTATTGAGAATGTTCAACAACTATTCAATGTTGAATACGACTTTGCTGAAAAACGACTTACTCAATATTTTAATAAAAAAATGAATATGCCAAATAGGAATAGAACTTTTCTATGACCTTAATAACAATGTAATTGGGGGTGTCTATTATGGCGAGTATCACAAAACGTGGAAAGACGTGGCAGTATTGTGTTAGTAGAATGGTTGATGGAAAGTACAAACCTATACGGAAAGGTGGTTTCAGTACCAAAAAGGAAGCAACAGTTGCAGCAGCTGCTATTGAAGCTAACATTGGGAAAAATGGCTCCCCTTCAATTCAAGAAGATATTCCTTTCACTAAGTATTTTATGGATTGGGTTAAAACATATAAAACGAATATCTCTGATATTACGATGAGAGCCTACACAACCACTTACAATAAATTATATGAATACTTTGGCGAGATGCCCATACAGCAGATTACTAAGCGTAAATATCAAGAATTTATGAATGATTTGGGGACAAAATTTGCAAGAGATACAAATCGTAAGTTAAATGGTTACGTACGAACATGTTTGTTGGAAGCAATTGACGAAGGACTAATAAAGAATGATTTCACTCGAAATATTACTCTTACTGGAGCCTCTTCAAAAAAAGGGTCTGAAAAATTTCTAAACCTTACTGATACTGAAAGGCTCTTATATTACTTAAAAGATCATGTTGAGAAAAACATAAAAAATTTACAAGACGTGGATAATGGTATCGAGAATTTATTACTACTTCTCGCCTTAACTTCTGGTATGCGTTATGGTGAATTAGTTGGCCTGATCGAAACAGATTTTAACTTTAAAGAGAATTTCATTCGTGTAGAACGGCAATGGAAATACAAAGAAGGCGGTGGCTTTGGTGACTTAAAAAATGAAAGTTCTGAGCGTACAATAACCATTGATACAGAGACTATGCTATTGTTTAAGAAATTTTTCGAATATCGAACATCACATTCAGATAATCAACATCAACTAGTGTTCTTTGAAGACACATCCGATATTTTAGTTGTCACAAATGATCGATTAAATGATGTACTACGGGCAGCATTGAAACATCTTAAAATAACACCACTTATTACTGCTCATGGATTACGCCACACACATGCGAGTATTTTACTTTTCGAAGAAGTAAATTTGATTTATGTGTCTGAACGTCTAGGTCATTCAAGTATTGAAATTACTTCTTCTACATATACCCATGTGCTAAAAGAATTGCGTGAACGTGATTCCAGAAAAACAGCAGATGTATTTAAAAAGATGATGTTAATGCCTTCCACTAATATAGAGCGTGTAGATGTGTAG